CCATTGCGAATAAAACGTTCCAACACTTGAGCATAAGCATTTTTTAAACCATCCATGCCCGCTTCCGTTTGTGGCACTTTCGTATTTGTCTGGCGTAAATAATTAAAACCAGCCGCCTCAAGCGCAAATTTCAAAGCCAAATTCATGTAAGGATTGTCAAAGAAATCATTGCCGCCAGTTGAAAACACACCCGCAACGCCCCAACTTACATATAAATCAGTCCCCGCCGTATTTGCTTGCGTATACAATGTCTGATTAATATTTTTGTCTGGCGTAACCGAAGCTAGAACTTTTAAATTCATAGTTGAAGCCGTAAACGAACCGCTAAAATTCACACTAAACGCGCGACCCGCATATGCCGCTTTCATCAAATTCGCCGCAACTTGTCCGTCTGTATAAGTCAATATGCGAGTTTTTTCTTGGCTAGCAGTTGAAATTGTGGTGGCAAGCCCCGCAATATCCGCTGTGCTGCACGCTTGATGCAAGAAAAGCCTATCCATTGCTTGGATGCCCGCTGCGATAGTTGTAATCGCGCCATCCTCAAGAAATACGTTTGTAATCACGCCAGTATAACCTACGTTTTCTGAAGTGCGCGCAATAGCCGATAGAATAGTTTCACCCGAACTATTTGCCCCGCCTACAGCCGTAGCCGCCGCCGCATTAAAGTAACCCGCGCCCGCCAATGCTACGCCAGTTCCGCCAGATACCGCAGCCAGCGCAACCGTTGATGCAGCTCCAACTTTCTTGCTGGTAATTTTAAATCCTGTCGCCGTTGCTTCTACGATTCCGTTAATCAAACCGACTTGCAAAATTTTAGCTACGTCTGCAAAAGTTGTCGCATTTGTAAAATTCAAGCCTGTTAAATTCACCGCAACGCCGTCTATTGTTGCACGAATGTCACCATCGCTAACTAAAATAATGTCAGAAAGGTTTGCGCTAATGTCTGCGGTCGTAATTTTGCCCGATGTTGCACTTACCGCGCCAATTAATGGCAAAATAACAAGTTGTCCATCGCCGCTCAAAATGTTTGGTGACTGCGCAAAAATAGCATTTGCCATTGCCGCCGTAACTGAGCCAGTACCAAAATCTTGCGCAACTTGTCCCGCTGAAATATAAGTGCGATACTGATCAAGATTATTTGGAGTTTCGTTAGTGAAAAGCGCAAGACTGTTAACGTTCGTTTCAGTTATGCCGCTCGGCGTGTTCTGAATATTTACGTTGATAATATTTGTAATAGGGATAATTGACATCTCAATCCTCAGTTATGTTAAATTCTATAATTCCTGTTCCTGTTCCTATTGTCACCGCATCATCTACCCTAGTTCCAAAACTATCGTAGTAATCGCCGTTTACTGAAGCCAGCACCTTTTCTTTACGATACCACACATGGCAAGGAATTGAAATAGTAAATCTATTTAGCAAGCTAGTTCCCTCCGCATCGGATGTGTTTAGGAAACCTTGCGATGACCTAAATATGGAAAAACTATTTGCTTCCTGCACCTGTTCGGAATAAATCGATTGAATTGCCGTCAAAATTTCCCAACGTCTTAAAATTGCATCGTTGTTTCTGCTAACAATATCAACTTGAATATTTTCACGCATTTGCACTTGCTGAATTTCTTTCATGCCGCCCGCGGTCGCTTCGCAATAATTGTTGTTAGCCAAAGTTTGAGCATCCGACATTCCTACGATTATAAACATATCTGGCGTGTTCGGAAACTTCACGTTTTGGCTTTTTATCCAAACATGCTGCGCATCTAGCTGCATTTCTGAGCGTATAATATCAACTAAATATGATTCTGTCGTATTAATCATTTTGGTAATCTTCTAAAATATCGTATTGAATATAGTTATTGAGCGAATAATCTTTAACGCCCATAACCTTATATTTTCTGCCGCTGTAAACAATTATATCGTTAGTCTTTAAATTCAAATCACCCGCCTTACAATGTATCATAAGCCACGTAAAAGAGCGCAAGCCCTCTGGTTTTAATTGCAAATCCTCCGCGCTCATAGGCTGCACCACGCCGTTAAAAACTAGCGATGTTGTCGTATCATCCATAAACCCTAGTGCATTAATTGTTTGCGTAATCACCGTCAAAGTTATTGAGGAAAACCAACCTGCAAAAGCCGCGTTAATTTGCGGCATTAAATTCACTTGATTGAGTTTTTTTGCGCCCATGCCTGTTAATTTAGCTGCCATCTAAACCTCGCTTGTGACTGAACGGCGCAACTGGCTTGTGTCTACGAGAACTCTACTTGATTTTTTCGCGCGGATTGTCGCAGGTTTTAAAGCCGCCCAAGTTCCAAAACCGCCGCTAGTAAATGCGCCGTTAATAATTTCCTCCGCCTTCAAGCCTATCAATGTCAAAGCCTCCTCGATTTTTAGATCAGAAACCAACGCTTTTATCTTATCGCTTGCAATAAATGTTTTTAATTCTGGTCGCTCAATAGGCATACGCAACCACGAGCGCGCGGGTACGTTATTAGCTATTGAACCAAACTCATGGAAAACACCTATTTCAGCATTGCCCGCCGCTTCTTTTCGTGCATTTTTTGCCGCTAAAATCCCAACCTTAACCGTTTGCCCTTTATCAAAAGCGGCTTTCAACTTATCTAAACCAGCAAAATTTAAAGTATATTGCGTCATGGCTGGGTTGTTCCCCCAATCGCAATCATATTTCCCACCAACTTTGGCATAACAAGGCTCAAATATTTAAGCCCATAAGATGATTTTGCGAAAAATGCTAATATCGGGTCGCTTGTGTAAGCCTCTGGGATAGCGTAAGACTCCGAAACGTTGCCAACGCTGCGAGATGCCACCGAGAAGCTGCCCGCCCCCGCCACGCCTTGCTGCGCCGCATTTATATCGTTAGCTAAATAGTGCGCGGTCAAATATAAATAACCTAGTGTTATTTCATCATCCGTTCCGAACAATCCTTGATTAAATACAATTTTGGCTTCCGCAAAAGCCTTTGCAATATCCGCATCAAGAACATAATTAAAAACCTCATCAACAATTAAAGTCCACGAAGCCGTTACAGTTGGCAAATCGGTCGTGCTTGCCACCGCGCAGCGATAAAATTGTTTTGTGGGTAGATAATAAACTTCGTTTGACAGCACATAAGTATCAGCCGCTTGCCAAGTAATTAAATACGGAAAATCCCGAAAGAAATTGTCCTTAAAATCCTGCGCGGTGATTGTCGACAAATCCATGATGCAACCTTATTAGTTGCCTAATAATTCAAGCAACTTTTCTTTTGAAATACCAGCGGGAAAATCTAAACCCTTAGCAGTAGCAGCGGTTTTTAGTGCCGATAGCTTCATGTCTACAAGTTCAACTGGCGCGTTTTCGTCTACAACTTCTTGAGCTTCAATTACTTTTTCAGCCTTCGGAGTTTTTTTACCGCTTTTTAAAGCCGCCAACTCTGCCTTTGTAGCATCAAGTTCAGCTTTTAAACTATCATCGGCCGAACCTGCAATAATAACCTCATCTTTGTAAAGACTTAGAAGCAATGCTGCAACTTCGTCTTCTACTTCCAAAGATTGATTCGGAGAAATAGAACCTGCTTTAAATTGAATTGTGCGCGCGCCTTTGTTGTAAATAGATTTCATGGTTTCCCTTTATGTTATTATTAACCGAAATCAAAGTATAGAGCTTCTTTTGGTTTTGTAAAGATAACTCCGGTGTATTGTCCATAAGCAACATTATGCCATTCAAAACCATTAATGGTGTTTGAAAGAGTTGTTGTATAATCCAAAGGAATTTCCATGCGCAAAGTCTGGCTGCGGTTTTTGTAAAGCGTGTAACGGTTTTTGTTCAAACCCGCAACATCAGCGTTATTAACCTTATCAGCATAAGCGGAAGGAAGGATTTTAAAGTTAGGATTCATAGTGATTGCTTTAAACGCATCGGTCAACAAATCTAACTTATTTTTCATCGGGAAATCAGCACTTGCTTGTGAAGCCATGCCGTTATAATCCAAAACTGGCATAACAAAAGTATCTGGATAAGCTGTAAATTCGCAGTTTGTTTGATAATTGCCAATAACCGTAGCCACAAAAGCATTAAGCTCAGTTGTTGTCATCAAGCTAATATACTTAGTGATTGTGGCTGTGTTTGAATTTACATCAGCTTGAGTTAAAAGCCCGCGATAGCCTGTGCTATCCGCTCTCATACCCAAGAACGCATTTCTTTGAATACCCAAATCCCACACAGTTTTGCGCGAAACTTCTTTTTGCGCAACTAAATCCCAGTTGCCAGCAAGCATCGCAGTTTGCAATTCAAACAAGTTCCATGAAATTGAATCCCTATAACCGCGAACTTTCATAGCTACTGAATCAATGTCTGTGTCAGTTACCGCTTGACGCGCTGAGCCTGATCCGCCTTCAAAAGTTTTAGCTTCAAAATCACCCGCTACCGTTCCGACTTTGTAAGTCAAAATTTGTTGCGCGAATGGGTTTTGCCCAATAACAACTGGCAGATAATCAGCAACTGGCACTTCATAATATGACTGTTGGATAACTTCTTGCGAAATTGCCGTAAGCGTAGTGATATCTACTTCAAAACCAGCGTTAGTGATTTGCTTTTGCAGATTTTGATGGCTACGAATGGCTTGTTCGCCTTCTATCACAACTTGCCCATGTGACTTTGAGTTTAAAATAAGTTCATTCATTTTGCTATTCCCCTGTGATTATTAAATTAAAACGTATGATACTGTGAACACTATAGAAGTTCCGCCCGCTGCCGCCGAACCTACGTTTGCAACATTAAGTGACTCGCTAACAGTAAGTGGTGCGCCGTAACCTGCGCCAAGATGTGCCGCAAGTGGAACTGCTGTGGTGTTAGCTCCCAAAACCGC